TAGATAACAATGGCTTATCAAGACCTCAATTTGAAAATAAAGAATGGACAACACTTATAGGTGATATTCTTGTAGACATAATCGACAGACAGTATGAAGGAGAGAAACAAATTGAAAACAATTGAAAAAACAGCACTAAGTAACCTTATATCAAATGAGAGGTATGCTCGTAAAGTATTACCATTTATTAAGAAAAACTATTTTGATATAAAAGAAGAAGAAGTTGTTTTTGATGAGATAACAAAGTTTGTCGATAAATATAATAAACTACCTACAAAGACTGCTATGGTTATAGAGTTAGATGGTAGAAAAGATTTATCAGAAGTAGAACATAAGAAAGTTGTGGAACTTATTCAATCACTTAATTCTACAGACGTAGATTTTGATTGGTTAGTTGATACAACAGAAAAGTTTTGTAAAGATAAAGCTATCTACAATGCAATCGTAGATGGTATAAAAATTATAGACGGTAAAGATGGTAAAAGAACAGCAGATGCAATACCAGAAATATTAACGGAAGCTCTTGGAGTTTCTTTTGATTCTAGTGTTGGTCATGACTATCTTGCAGATAGTGAATCTCGTTTTGATTATTATCACAAGATAGAAGAAAAGATACCATTTGATTTAGATTTCTTTAACAAGATTACAAAAGGTGGATTACCACCTAAGACACTAAACATTGCACTCGCTGGTACTGGAGTGGGTAAGTCCCTCTTCATGTGTCATGTGGCTGCAAACTGTTTATCACAAGGAAAGAATGTTTTATACATCACCCTTGAGATGGCAGAAGAAAGGATTGCAGAAAGAATAGACGCAAATCTTATGAATATCTCTATGGAGGATTTACATGATTTGCCAAAGAAAATGTTTCAAGATAAGATTGCTAGAATTACAAAGAAAACATCTGGTAAACTTATCGTAAAAGAATACCCAACTGCAAGTGCTCATAGTAGTCACTTCAGAGGTTTGATTAAAGAATTAGCGATTAAGAAATCGTTTAAACCAGATATCGTATTTATTGATTATTTAAATATTTGTGCATCAAGTAGATTAAAGGGTTCACAGAATGTTAATTCGTATACTTATATAAAAGCAATTGCAGAAGAATTGCGTGGATTAGCAGTAGAAACAAATGTTCCCTTTATGTCTGCAACACAGACAACTCGTACAGGATTTGTATCTTCAGACGTAGGTCTAGAAGATACCTCAGAAAGTTTTGGTTTACCAGCAACAGCTGATTTCATGTTTGCACTCATTAGTAATGAGGAATTAGATGGACTAAACCAGATACTAGTAAAACAACTGAAGAACCGATACAATGACCCAACATCAAACAAGAGATTTGTTGTGGGAATTGATAGGGCAAAGATGAAGTTGTATGATGTTGAAAATAACGCACAAAAGGAGTTAGTAAACAATGGACAAGAAAAAGATATACCGAGCTTTGATAGAACCAGTTTTGGGATTAAATCAAAGGCTGAAAAATATGAAAAAACACAATTCAAAGTATAAGATAGAAAACAATTCAAATATAGAAAGACCCTATATGGTTATAGAAAATTCTTCAAACAAGGTTCTTGCTGTGTGCAAGACTAGAGAGGACGCAGAGGAAATAATACATGTGCAGACTCACACACCCACGTTTGGAAATCAACCCATACCAGAGTTTTTAAAAGAGTCTAGATAGAATGAGAATACTTGGAAAGACAGAAGGTTTCCATGATGCGTCTGTTTGTATCTTAATTGATAACAAAATTTATTATGCATCACATGCTGAAAGATTTAGTAGAATAAAGAATGATAAATGGATACATAAAGACCAAATTCCATATATGAAAACTAAACCTCTGATTGCATATTATGAAAAACCTTTATTAAAAAATCTAAGAAGATTATATGCAGGGCAAAAGTGGCAAAAGAATACAACAGAATATGATGTATCATTTCCACATCATAAAAGTCATGCAGCTGCAGGATATTACACATCACCATTTACTAAATGTAATATATTAGTTATTGATTCAATCGGTGAATGGGATACTGTTTCTATTTGGAAAGGTGATATTAAAAGTAACTATTCTGGTTATAGTCTAAATAAAATAAAATCTTGGAAATATCCATATTCAATTGGACTTCTTTATTCTGCGATTACACAAAGAATAGGACTCAAACCAAACGAAGATGAATATATCACAATGGGTATGGCTGCATATGGTGAACCTCTATATGACTTAGAGTACTTACTGGAAGAGAATAATCATTGGGGTGTAGGTGATTTACTACCCAACGCAAAGAATGAAGACTTGGCTGCATCAATACAGAAGCTATATGAAAAGAAACTATTAGAACTTGTTGATATGTGTCCAGAAGAAAACTTAGTTATCATGGGTGGGTGTGCATTGAACTGTTCTGCCAATAGTAAGATAAAGGGTAAGAACATTTGGATAATGCCAAATCCAGGCGATGCTGGTTCTGCACTAGGAGCAGCTGCATTAGTACAAGAAGATAAATTAGATTGGGAACACCCATATCTAGGAACACCAATTTCAAGAGCAATCAATCCAAAACAAGTTGTAAAAGAACTATTAAAAAATAAGATATGTGGTGTTGCAAATGGACGTGCAGAGTGGGGCCCAAGAGCATTAGGTAATCGTTCATTACTAGGTGACCCAAGATATGATATTAAAGATACTGTGAATACAATTAAAAGACGACAGAAGTTTAGACCCTTTGCACCAGCAATACTAGAAGAATATGCTGATGAATACTTTGAAGGGCCTATGAATAGATATATGCAGTTTGTTGCAAAAGCAAATCACGATTATAAATCTGTGACGCATGTAGACGGAACTGCTCGTGTACAACTTGTAGAACAATCAAATAAATCAATTCTTAGACAGATATTAGAAGAATGGCATAACAAGACTGGAGTTCCTATGTTGTTAAATACTTCACTAAATATTAAAGGTCAGCCAATGGTAGATAATTGGGAAGACGCAAAAGAGTTTATGGAAAAGTATAATGTTCGAGTTTTTTAATAAAAAAAAAGAAAAGTTAATTGTTGCTGGTTGTAGTTATGTTGATAATTATGCAAAATCACAAAACCTACCAACATTTCCTCTATGGTCAGAAATACTTGCAAGAAAATTAAATATGGAATTAATTAATTTAGGTAAGTGTGGAGCTGGTAACAAAGAAATCTATAGTAAGATTGTTGATGCGATTGTTACTGAAGATAAGATTGGATTAGTAATTCCAATGTGGACTGAGTTTCAAAGAGTATCGTTTTACATAGATAAACTGCAAACTTGGAAAAGTTTTCATACTGATAGAGATTATCTTAATGCAGAGTGGACAGATAAATTTCATAAAGGAATGAGTGGAGTTGCTCAACCAAACCCTTTAAAAAAGAAAATGCCATATCGTATAAGCACAGAATATAGAGCATTTGGATTAAATGATATACAAGCATCTACAAAAGATTCTGTAAGAATGATGTATGGATTTCAAACACTATGTGAAAATAAAGATATACCATACCTACAGATGCAAGGCCCATATCCTATTATGTCAAAGTCAAGATATGACAACGAACAAAAACTGGCAGGTACTTTTATTAATAGTATCTATCTTAAAGAAATACCTAAAGCTACCTTTATAGGGTGGCCTACTATAAATTCTATAGGTGGATATTGTGTAGATGATTACTTGACAAAGGACGAAAAGTATGTTATAAGTAAAGAAGATAGACATCCAAATGCAAAAGGTAATCAATTAATAAGTGAGATTTTATATGATAAGTATAACCAGAACTATTCTAAGACTTAGATTGTTTTTATCAACATTTAAAAAAAGAAAACAATTTAAAGGGAGTAGTTTTATCTACGAGCTAAAAGATGATAACTTTAAAACCCTCTCAAATGAAGAAAAGGCTAAAGCAGTCCAAAGAGATTGGAATAGATACATGAAGGATAACTAAAATGAAAGCATGGTTTAGAAGACTAAGACTACATATAAAACTATTTTTATCAACATTCAAAAAAAGAAGTAAAAAAGATTATGGCAACGACATCTACCCCCATTGACAAACAAGTATTAGATTTTTATAAACAACTTCCCTTTAACTACAAAGGAACAGTAGAAACTCACGCACTTGGTGTAGTAGAAAGAAAGAGTTATGGTGAGAAGTTAGAACCACTATTGAAAAAAGGAACTAAGGTTCTTGAAGTAGGTTGTGGTGCTGGTTGGTTTGCAAATGGTATTGCATATCATTATAAGTGTGATGTTAAAGCATTTGATTTCAATCCAGTAGTTATAGAGAGAGCCAAAGAAGTAAGAGATTATCTAGGATTATCTGTAGATTATTTTGTT